TAGAGGATCAGCGTGACGTCGAGCATCAGGTGGAAGTCACGCTGAGGGGTGTGGCTGCCTTGGAGGCCGCAGCAATAGCCGCAGGGCGGCAGCCACTAACCGGCGAGTACATCGAGGGCAGGATGCCGGATGGCAAGCCTCTGGCGGTCGTGCCGAATGGGTATGAGGCGGTGAAGGTCAAGCGCGAAAACCGAGATATGATGGTTTTCACGGTTGACGAGGTTGGCAGGGTCTTGGCTGAGTGGCTGAAGGAAAATCAGGCGCGGAACTTGGTTGAAAACGTCAAGGATATATTCGCGGGCGCGGAGATAGAGAGCATCAAGGCGCCGAAGGAAATGTTAAACGACGAAATTCCGTTTTAAATGGATGCGCTTGGAGTGTATAGTGGCTGATATGGATCAGGATAAAGAACGACCAGAAATATTGAAGGATCGTGAGTATCAACTGCTTGGGCAGTCTACTTGGGTCGACGTGCGTAACCTGACCGTGCACATTGTGCGGTACGGGGCGGGCATCAAGGTCGAGGTGTGGCCGAGGGAGTTGCTTCGGGGCTATGAGCCAATCGCTGAAATAGAGGTGGCGTTCAGAGACGTGAAGGGAGAGCCGGATGATAGTGGCTGGTAGGGGTACAATTGCAAGGCGCTTGTCCGATGGGCGTTGTCCATCGTGCCGCAGCGTGCTAACCACAACTGACCCAGATGGTGACGTGATTAGGCAGGACTGCATAGTTTGCGGCCTCAAAATAGTTAACAGGGAAATAAAAAATGAAAAGAAATGAAGTGCTCGACGACGCAAAACAAAAGGTTACGGTTGATCGGGCTGCCGACCACGGCGATATGGAAAGCAACTTCAACTCGATTGCCGCGTACTGGTCTGAATACCTTGGCCAGAAAATCACGGCCAATGACGTTGGGCTGATGATGACGCTGCTAAAGATAGCCAGAGCGCGTGGCAATCCGTATCACGAAGACAACTACGTCGACGGGGCTGGGTATCTGGCCTGCGCTGCGGAATGTGTTGATGTGAATGGGTGACGTGCTAAACCTCAACGACCGGCATTTTGTGCGCTTCTTCTCCGAGCCTGTGGATTGTGACCATTGCGGGATGGAGACACACGGATACGTCTACGAGCGTATGCAGTCGATCATATGCTCCAAGTGCCGTGAGCCGCTGCTGGTGATCGAGGATAAGCCGACTATGGTTATCACGTTTGATGATGGGGCTGAATGGGAGTACGACGATGACCGCTAAGACACCTGACGAGGTGATCAACAAGTTTCTGGAGCGCGTGGCGTCTGGCGAGGCAGTGAGCAAGGTGTGCAAGGATAAGTCTATGCCGAGCTGGGTGACTATCAGCAGGCGCATAGCGGCTGATCCAGCGTTTGAGGTGCAGTATCGTCTGGCTCTAGAGTTCAGGGGTATGGTACTCGCAGATCAACTAGACGAGATCAAGCGTGGCGCAATGACGGGGCAGATCGACCCGCAAAGCGGCAGGCTGGCTGCTGACATCCTGAAGTGGCAGGCGGCTCGTATGACGCCGAAGATGTACGGCGACAGACAGCAGATAGATGTGGCAGCGTCGGACGGTGGCAGCTATCTGGACGTCCTGCAAACAGTGAACCAAGCAATCGCCGAGAAGGCAGCAAAGCGGATAGCTGATAGCAGAGAGAACACACAAGTGGATGAAGTACGCGCACGCGCGACCGAAGTTAACCAGATTTCAGTTAACAATGATCTGCCTAAAAAGCAGGCAAACAGCACAAAAAAAGGTAAAAAGTTATCCACAGGCAGCTAAGTCATTGTATTTGCACGATACGCGTTGCGCATAATTAACGTTATGCGACATTTCTGCAAAACATGCTCAAAGTTAACCAGATTTTCGTTAACCCCCCCGTCAACTCAGGGCAGGGGGCGGGCAAAAAAATATATACACCCACACCACCCCCCACCATTGACGGATAACGCGGGCTACCACCCCCCCTTCGGAGAAATCGCATGACCACCCGCCGCCACGAAAATGATTTTTACCCAACCCCGCCACTGGCCACACGCGCCTTGGCAGCGGTTGAGGCGTTTCGCGGCGATATATGGGAGCCTGCCTGCGGTAACGGAGCCATCAGCGACATACTGTCGGAAAAAAACGCGGTCATTAGCACTGACTTGCACGATTATGGGTTCGGGGCGTCAAACGCTGACTTCTTGGCGGCAGACCAGCTCCTTGCGCCTAATATCGTCACAAACCCGCCCTATAAGCACGCTCAGGCGTTTATCCAGAAGGCCATAGACCTTGGCGCAGAAAAGCATTGCTGGCTGTTGCGGCTGTCGTTTCTTGAATCCAAGAGGCGCAAGGCCGAGCTTTTTGACGTAGCGCCGCCGTCGAGGGTCTGGGTGTTTGCCAAGCGCCTGACTATTTGGCGCGGCGATGAGGCTCCGACCAGTACCGGCACGACGGCCTACGCTTGGTTTGTCTGGGATCGCGGCACCACTGATACGAAAATAGGATGGATTTAACATGACCGACACCAAGCTAACCGCCGAAACCATAGCCGCCCTGCGCGCCGACCCCTGCCTGTTTGTCGAGACGATCCTTGGAGCCACCCCCCAAGTTTGGCAGAGGAAGGCGTTACAAGCCATTGCCGCGAATGACAGGGTTGCCATCAAATCTGGTCACGGCGTGGGCAAGACGGCCTTCGAGAGCTGGGTCGTGCTTTGGTGGCTTATGACGCATTACCCGTGCAAGGTGGCGGTGACGGCCAACAGCGCGCACCAGCTATCGGACGTCTTGTGGACGGAGATCGACCGCTGGGCGCGCAACATGCCGCCCGCGTTTAAGGGGTTGCTGGATTTCAAGTCGGACAAGATTGCCCTCAAGGGTGCGTCTGACAGCTTTGCGGTGGCGCGTACCAGCCGCAGGGAGAACCCCGAGAGCTTGGCGGGCTTTCACAGCCCCCACATGCTGTTTGTGGTCGAGGAGGCGTCTGGCATACCCGCGATTATCTTTGAGACGGCCAGCGGCGCGTTAAGTACCCCCGGTGCGAAGATTATCATGTGCGGCAACCCCACCAGAACCGACGGCTATTTTTACGACGCGTTCCACAATGACCGCGAGAAGTGGCACTGCATTACGGTGTCGTGCGAGGAAGGCGAGTACGTCGACCCCAAGTTTATCCGCGAAATGGCCGAGAAGTATGGCGGGGAAAGCAACGTATACCGCGTGCGCGTCTTGGGCGAGTTTCCGACGCAATCCGACGACGTGTTGTTGCCGCTGCATCTGGTTGAGGATGCGGTCAAGCGTGACGTTGAGGCTGCGCCTACGACGCCGGTTGTTTGGGGCTTGGACGTCGCGCGGTTTGGTTCCGACAGGTCGGCGTTGTGCAAGCGTCAGGGCAATGTGATGATTGAGCCCATCAAGACGTGGCAGAATAAGGATTTGATGGAGATGGCCGGTATTATATTGGCCGAGCACGACGCCGTGCCGTATAAGATGCGCCCGCAGGCCATCTATGTGGACGCGATTGGCTTGGGTGCCGGACTGGCTGACCGCCTGCGCGAGCTGGATTTGCCTGCGGTTGCCGTGTCTGTGTCGGAGACTGCGTCGCTGAAGGATCGTTTTAACCGGCTGCGCGACGAGATTTACTGGAACGCCCGCGAGTGGTTTGAGGCGCGCGACGTCAAGATGCCGCAGGACGACACGTTGATTTCGGAGCTGACGTCGATCCGGTATAAGTATTTGTCGACCGGCAAGCTGAAGATTGAGAGCAAGGATGAGATGAAGCGACGCGGGCAGAGGTCGCCTGACACGGCCGACGCGTTTGCCCTGACCTTCGCCCATCAGGGGGCGGTTGCCGGTGGCTACTCAAAGGGTTATAATTCAAATCGCATGATGAAACCCAACACTGGCTGGATTGTTTAATGGCACCATATGAATACGGGCGAACAGCCGAGGCCGAGCGCGGCCTGTTGGGTCTTTTGGCCAACGCGTTTACCCCTGTGCGGCGTCCCGTCGTAACCCCAGCCGAGACCACCTATATGGAGGCCGACGGCGCGCTTTACCCGCAATATCAAGCTGGCGTCTATGGCGACCCTGAGTTTGGGTTGCAATATATGCCTGCATACCGCGCCATCTCTGGATTACTGTCTGACCCTGAGGTTGCCGTTGACGCCGCCGCTGCAATGCCTGAGGCAATGCGTCAGGCGGCTAATCAGCAGATTGTGGCTGCCTTAGACGTTGCAGGCGGCGGATCGGGTGAGCTTGTTGACGCCGCCGGAAATCCTATCAGTTATGACCCACTTGCCATCCCAGCTACATCCGCTATAGCCCCCGCAGCCGCAATGATGCGTGCATTGCCAAATGAGACGGTATTAGGTAGTGGCGCAGGGAAGATAGGCCACAACCGCCCCCCTGCCGTAGTTGGTAAGACGCCAGCTATTGTCCCTAATGAGTTGCGTGGAACTGAGTTTAGGACTGCTGTTTTGCCGGACGGCAGCCGTACACTTATTGATGCCGCCGGTAACCCTTACATTGAGGAAAAGACCCTAAACAAGCTGCTTACTGGCGTGCCGCATGACCAGATGTCTTCTGAGTTTACCCCGCCGCCAGCCGGAATATTGCTGCCTGAAGTCGAGGTCAAACCAGAGGATTTTGAAGGGTCTTGGATGGTTAACCTATCTGGCGACCGCACCAGATTTGGAAACCTAAGCAAGGTTAACGATATTGATCTTTATGGTAGTGGTGTCGATCTTGAGGGCGGCAACGACTATATGCGTAGTTTGCGCGCTGTCTGGGCGTCTGCCCCCGGCGCGGTTTCGGGAATAGAAAATCAAATAAAAGCCATTAGAAAAGGTCTTTTGGGTGGAGACCCAGACGCGCCTATTTATGGAATAACAACAAATATGGCAGAGCGTTCTGGGGATTTTGCTG